CAATCTGGATTAATGAAATGAAAGCCCATGAATACAATCCTGTTCACGTTCACCAAGGTAATTTGTTTACAGGTCTATCTTCAGTTATGATTTTAAAATTACCAAATACTTATGGTGTAGAGTATTCTGCAGAACAAGCTCCACAAAATGGTAAACTACAAATACTTGGATCTTCTTCAGGACAATTCGCTAAAGTTGATTATGAACCACCAATGAAACTCCGAGATTTTTATATATTTCCATATGATATGAGACATTGTGTCTATCCATTTAATGGAACAAATGACACTAGGCGAACATTAGCAGCTAACTGCGATGTATTATATAATCCAATCATGAACCGAGGAGCACAATGATTATAACAGAACCAAAATGGAAATCGTTAATAGTTGAAACAACTTCACCTATATTTACACCAGAACAATGTCAGTTAATTATAAATGCAGGTAGATCTGAACCCGTTGAAAATGGTCAAGTAGGTGGAGGACAAGGTGGTACGGTAGATACAAAGGTTAGAACTTCACACATTAGTTGGATACCTTTTAATAAAATGCCTGAAATGTATAAAACATTAGAAACTATTATGAGAAAAACAAATGGTAATCATTTTGGTTTTGAAGGAATGCAAATTACAGAACAAGCTCAATATACAGAATATCCAGCGGGTGGATTTTATGATTGGCATATAGATTCAGATGTTAATTGTATAAATGAACCTCCAGTTCGTAAAATTTCTATGACATGTTTATTATCACATGAATCAGAGTTTGAAGGTGGTGGACTTGAATTAATGTCAGATGGTAAGATTGCAAGACCTAAACAAGGTCAAGCAATATTCTTTGCAAGTTATATTAGACATAGAGTAATACCAATTACTAAAGGAACAAGAAAATCACTTGTTATGTGGTTTGGAGGAACACCATTTAAATGAACCGAGAATTATATTTTGCAACACCCATCTATGTTAAAGATGTTGGATCTCAAGAATTTAACAATCAATTAGAACAAAACATTGTAAATTGGTCTAAACAAGATAAGGGTGTAATGAGAACTAATATGAAAGGTTGGCATAGTGAAACTAATATGCATGAAAGACCTGAATATAAAATGTTAGTAGATATGTTATATGAAGCACAAGCATTTATTTATAAAGATGAATTATTAGATAATGAACCTTATCTTGGAAATATGTGGGCCAATATCAATCCACCTGGTGGATATAATAGACCACATACCCATCCTAATTCATTATGGTCTGGAGTGTATTACGTTAAAGCTCCTAATAATAGTGGACATTTAAAAGTAGAAGATCCTAAACCTTGTAGTTTAATATCAAGACCAAGACGTAAACAAGGGGAGTTACCAAGACATTTGTGGAATGAAGTACACTTTGAACCGATAGCTGGAAGACTAATAATGTTCCCATCATGGTTAAATCATTGTGTTGATCCTAATCAATCTAATGATATAAGGATATCAGTATCATTTAATTTTTTACAGAGAGGAATGTTCGTATGAGTTTTCAAATTAATAAGTATCAAGTAATTAAAAAAGCAGTTCCATACGAACTTGCTAATTTTATATTTAACTACTTCTTACTTAAACGTGATGCTGTTAACTATATGTATAAAAATAATCTAGTAGCTGAAAATGGTTTGTTTGGTACTTGGAAAGATCAACAAGTTCCAAATGTATATTCTCATTATGCTGACTTTGCTATGGAGACATTACTAATGAAAGTTATGCCTATTATGAAAAAAGAAACTAATTTAGATTTGATACCTACATACTCTTACGCACGTGTGTACGAGAAAGGTTCTATATTAAAAAGACATAAAGATAGACCCTCTTGCGAGATATCTACAACATTAAACCTAGGTGGAGACCCATGGCCAATATTTATAGATCCAACAGGAAGTAATAATGTAATTGATGAATATAAGAATATAATGAAACCAGATCCTCCTAAAGGTATAAGAGTGGATCTAGAACCAGGTGATATGTTAGTTTATTCTGGATGTGAATTAGAACATTGGAGAGAAGAGTTTACAGGTAATGTTTGTGCGCAAGTTTTCTTGCATTATAACCATGTAAATGGACAGTTTGCAGATTCCAATTTATATGATAAGAGACCTCTGTTAGGATTACCACCATTCACTAAAATAGTGTAAATCAACGTATTTGGTGGTATAGAGATATCTTATGCCATTAAAAAAGATACCATTAAAAGCTGGATTTAATAAACAAGACACCGCAACTGCTGCAGAAGGTCAGTGGATTGATGGTGATTTTGTTAGATTTAGATATGGCTACCCTGAGAAAATAGGTGGTTGGAGAGAGATTTTAAATAAGGAATTAGCAGGAGTTGCAAGAGCACAACACACTTGGACAGATTTAAGTGGTAATAAATATGCAGCCATTGGTACAAATAAATTATTAGTTATTTATTACAGTGGTGCTTTTTATGACATTACACCCCTTGGCACAACTTTAACTGGAGCTACTTATACATCAACAACATCCTCTACAACAGTTACCATTAATAAAGCAGCGCATGGAATTGAAGTTGGTGATTATATTAAATTTACAGCGGCAACTACACCAGGACCAACGACAACAAGTTATACGACTGCAAGTTTCACAACAAATATTTTTGAAGTAAAAACAGTTCCAACGACGAGTACATTTACAATTACAATGCCTACAGTTGAAACTGGAACAGGTGTTACAACAGCCGGATCTTTATCTTTTGCTCCTTATGCTAATATTGGACCTATTGCTCAAACATATGGTTATGGTTGGGGAACATCTACTTGGGGTACAGTTGCTTGGGGAGCAGCAAGTACTTCAGCTACTGTAGTACTTTCACCTGGTAACTGGTCATTTGATAATTTTGGACAAATATTAATTGCAACAATTAAAAATGGTAAAACATTTTCTTGGAATCCATCAGTTGGTGGTGCATTACAAACTAGAGCAACTGTAATATCTGGAGCTCCAACAGCTTCTGTTATGAGTATAGTATCAGATAGAGATAGACATTTAATTGCACTTGGAACAGAGACAACAATTGGAACTACATCTTCTCAAGATCCAATGTTTATAAGATTTTCAAATCAAGAAGACTTTAATACTTGGGCACCTACTGCAACAAATACAGCAGGTACATTTAGATTAGATACAGGTAATTTTATCGTAGGAGCTGTACAAGGTAAAGATTATATATTTATTTTAACAGATCAAGCAGCTTATGTGATGCAGTTTGTTGGGCCTCCTTTTGTATTTTCAATTAGACAGGTTGGTACAAATTGTGGATGTATTGGTCAACATTCAATAGTATTTGCACAAGGCGCTGTATACTGGATGGGATTTGGTGGAGGTTTCTTTGTTTACGATGGTACAGTTAGACAATTATCATCTCTTGTGGAAGATTTTGTATTTACAACAGGTGGAGATAATTTAGGTATAAATTATAATGCAGCAGATATTGTCTACGGTTCTCATAATAGTTTATATAATGAAATAGTTTGGTTTTACCCAAGTGCAACGGAAACACAAATAAATAGATCTGTAGTTTATAATTTTGTTGAAAATACTTGGACTACAATGTCTTTATCTAGAACAACTTATTCAGATGCTCAAACATTTGATAAACCGTATGCAACTAAATATTTACCAACAACAACTCCAACATTTCCAACTATCAATGGTGTAACTAATACATATGGATCTTCAGAGTATTATGAACATGAAACAGGTGTTAATGATGTAAATGCACTTGGAGTTAAAACAGCTATTTCTGCATACATTGAATCTGGAGACTTTGATTTAGATATTGAAGGAGATGGTCAGTATTTAATGAAAATAAATAGATTTATACCAGACTTTAAAATACTAGACGGAAATGCTAAAGTAACATTATTGTTAAGAGATTATCCATCTCAAACACAAAATAGTCAGATGTTGGGACCATACACTGTAACTTCATCTACAACTAAGATAGATACTAGAGCAAGAAATAGATTAATGAGTATTAAAGTAGAAAATGATTCAACAGATGAAAACTGGAGATATGGATTATTTAGAGTAGACATTCAACCTGATGGAAGAAGATAATGGCAAAAATTACAACATATATACCTGAACCGAGTCCACAGTATACTCCTGAAAATCAAAGACAGGTTCTACAAGCACTAGAGACATTAAAAGATCAATTAAACTTTTCTTTTCAAGAAGACTTAAAACAAGAACTACAAAGATTTACATGGTTTAATATGAGGTTTGGCTGCTAATGAGTTGTGAAAATTTAAATATAACAACACAACCTGTAAGTATTGGCGGCAATAATGTTGATGCATTTGGAAGATTAAGAGTTTCTAATCCACTTACAATCTTTGACA